GAATGGGAGCAGGAGCATCTGAGAGAGGGTAGATATACTCTCAACATGGTTAAGATTGACAGAAAAGTCAGAGAGGTCCTTAGCCACATAAGAGCAGCTGAAGCAGAAAAAGCTCATATGAAAAATAGAATAGAAGATGCGGCTCCTCAAGTTTCTGTAGCTACTTAATAAAAAAGCTACATCGTTGGAAAAACCCATCCACATTACAGGCGCTCTTGCGCTCTATCAAAAACTAGTATATAAAATAATCACTGTATAATTAATTAGAACATAGACGCATACAGTCGACGGCCTAGAGACTATGTTCGGAAAACTAGGAGGATATAATCATGGCAAGTACAACGTTTAACGGCCCGGTAAGGTCGGAAAAAGGTTTCCAAGTAGCAACTAAAAATACTAC